TTGAAGCTAATGGAGACAGGACTCGCAAACTCCCACGGCACCAGGCGAATATGCTCCACGCTTATCGGCACATTACGGCCTACGAAGATGGGATCAAGCACGACAAGTTGGGGACGTTGCAGGCGCAGTTAGCCGCGGCGGCCTTCAACTGCATGTTGGAATTTTGGTTTTCTCAGCACGAACAGGGTGAGTAAGTGGCAAAGCAATCAGAATTCGCGCTGCGTCTAGCCGCCAGTGGTTTTTGCGTTTTTCCGTGCGCTCCAAACTCCAAACTGCCAGCCATCAAGGACTTCCCGAACAAGGCGACCACGGACCCGGCGCAGGTTGAAGCCTGGTGGAATGGCCAACCGCGAAATATCGGGATCAGCACAAGCCACTTTGCCGCGGGTGAAGCTCTTGTGGTCGTAGATGTGGATGTAAAGGCTAAAAAGCGTGGTGATCTGAGCCTCCTCCAGTTGGAGATGGACGGATTCGAGCTACCAGAGACTCTTGAGGTTCAAACGCCGTCGGGCGGGAAGCATCTGTATTACAGAACACCAAAAGCCCTGCGGCAGGGGGTGGACACCCTCGGGCCTGGTATCGACACCCGGAGCCTGGGCGGGTACGTCCTCGGGCCGGGCAGTGAGATCGACGGCCGCGTTTACGAAATCACCCACAAGGCCCAGATCGCTCCGGCTCCGGAGTGGCTTGTCGCCCGCCTGGGCCAGGCCAAGGAGCGCAGCGCCGCCTCTACCGAGGCTCTGGTGGGCGTCGAGCCCGACCGCGCGGCTCAGCGGGCCGCCCAATGGCTTGCAGCCTATGCCCCGACAGCGACCGAAGGCCAGGGGGGCGACGCCGAGACCTACCAGGTCGCCTTGCACCTGAAGGATCTTGGCTGCTCCGCCGATCAGACTCTTGATCTAATGGCCTCCTGGAACGAGCGCTGCTCTCCCCCATGGTCTCAAGAGGATCTTGGCGTCAAGGTTCAGAATGCTTTCAAGTACGGAAAAGACCCCCAGGGTGTCGCGGCGCCCGAGGCGGTTTTTCCTCCAGTGGAGGAAAAACCAGAAGGGGAAGACGCCACAGAGGGCAAAACCCATCCTTTTCAAAAATTGAATAGGAATTTTGCTTTCGTCTTCGCCGGCGGTACGGGTAATATACTTTGGGAGACTACAGACCGAAAGGAGGACTACGCCTTCCATCTGATGAACAAGCAGTCGTTCCTGGATATGCACGCGGCCAACAAGCTGCAGATCGGCGATAAGTCCAAGGCTGTCGCCCAGATGTGGATGGAGTGGAAAGGCCGCAGGAACTTCGATGGCTTGGTTTTCGAGCCCGGCATAGAAGTAAACCCACGCTGGTTTAACCTGTGGCGGGGATTCGCGGTTGCTCCCGCGGGCACCGCTGATCATCCGATGGTCGAGCGGTGGAAGGAGCACCTTTTCGAGAATATCTGCAATCACGAGAAGGTATTGGCCGATTGGCTCACCAGTTGGTTTGCGCATTTGATCCAAAAGCCTTATGAGAAGCCCCTGGTGGCGGTTGTCTTTCGCGGCGGGAAGGGCGTGGGCAAGAACGCGCTTGTGGAGCGCGTCAGCAAACTGCTGGGCGGCCATGCTATGACCACATCCCGTCGCCGGTATTTAGTGGGGAACTTCACTTCGCATCTGCAACGGTGCCTGATGTTCGTCCTCGATGAGGCGTTCTGGAGTGGAGATAAGGAAGCTGAAGGTGTTGTCAAAGACCTGGTGACAGGTGAGGAGCATTTGATTGAGCTGAAGGGCAAGGAGTCCTTTACGGTTCGGAACCTGACCAGGGTGGTAGTCATCGGTAACGAAGAGTGGCTCGTGCCGGCGAGCGCCGACGAGCGCCGCTGGGCGGTTTTTGAAGTGGGGGAGGGCCGCAAACAGGACAGGCAGTATTTTGAGGAGATGCGGCTGGGCCTTGACGAGCGGGGTGGCGGGGCGTATCTGCTTCGCTACCTGATGGACTACAAAATCACCCAGGACGTGAATCTGGCGCCCAACACGACGGGCCTCACAGCACAGAAGATTTCATCTCTGGAGCCTGTGCCTCAGTGGTGGTATGACACTCTGGCGGCCGGCACAATCGCCGGCGGAGACTGGGGAGGAGAATGGCCGGATACGATCCCGACCAATCGATTGAGAGACGCTTTGCGCCGCTGGGTCGGCAACCGCAACATCAAGGGGCGGCTCCCCAACGATGTGAACTTCGGAAAGATCCTTCACCAGATGGCGCCGAGCTTTGAAAAGAGAAAATTAGGCGGGAACAAAGTAGCGGATGGCGACACCAGTTACGCCTATTTCAAAGTGCCTCTGGAAGGTTTGCGGCAGGAGTTCGAGAAGTACATAGGTGGGGGTGTCCCGTGGGCGGAATGATTTTGCAAGGGAGCTGTTTGGAGAGGTTGCGCGAGATGGAGGAGAACTCCGTCGATTCAATCGTGACCGATCCCCCATACGAACTGGGCTTCATGGGGAAGGCGTGGGACTCCACCGGCATCGCTTATTCCGTCTCGATGTGGAGGGAGTGCCTGCGCGTACTCAAGCCCGGAGGCCACCTTCTCAGTTTTGGTGGGAGTCGGACATATCACCGCATGGCCTGCGCGATTGAGGATGCGGGCTTCGAGATCCGCGATCAGATCATGTGGATTTATTCCCAAGGATTCCCAAAGTCGATGGACGTGAGCAAGGCGATTGACAAGGCGGCTGGGGCAGAGCGAGAGGTTGTAGGCGTTGCCGCTGGCATGGGAAAGCAGAATCCAGAGTGGAACGGCACAGCGCAAGGTAGAGCAGAGAATTCATTCAAGCCAGAATATAGTCTGACTGCCCCATCCACCGATGCCGCAAAGCAATGGTCCGGCTGGGGCACGGCACTCAAGCCCGCCCATGAGCCAATCTGCGTGGCGCGTAAGCCGCTGATTGGAACCGTCGCGGCCAACGTGCAACAGCACGGCACTGGGGCGCTGAATATCGACGGGTGCAGAGTTGAGTTGAACGGAGATTACAAGTGCAAGGCAAATGGTCGCCCGTCGCAGACAGGACTTGACGATAACTATGACCCCGCTAATGCGAACCGGCCTGACACGGTAGGTAGATGGCCCGCCAATGTGATCCACGACGGTAGCGAGGAAGTGGTGAGCCTGTTTCCGCAAACTTCCTCCGGCACGGGCGCGGTGAAACGGGTGTCTGCTGCTGAGAATGAGGGGAATCGCGGGTCGGCACTTGGGGCGGAATCTCGCCCTGCGGGAACGGAGATGATTTGCTATGGGGATAGCGGTTCTGCCGCTCGGTTCTTTTACTGTGCTAAAACCAGCAAGTCCGAGCGTGGTCTCGGCAACATTCACCCCACTGTCAAACCCCTTGTCCTGATGCGCTACCTCTGTCGGATCGTAACCCCTCCCGGCGGCGTGGTCCTCGATCCGTTCACAGGTTCAGGCACAACAGGCATAGCTGCCATGCGGGAAGGCTTCGGCTTCATTGGTATCGAGTTGAAACCAGAGTATGCCAGCATTGCCAATGCTCGCCTGCTCGCGGAGGTGCTCTCGTGAGCCGAATGATCACGACCGAACAACTCGCGGCGCGCTGGTGTACAAGCCTGGGATACTTGGCCAATCTGAGAAGTCAGGGGAAGGGCTGCCCTTACATCAAGCTGGGCCGGCGCGTGGTGTATCGGGCGGTGGATGTGGATCGCTATGAGGCGGACCGTCGTGTTGCCGCGAAATTTGTCAGGCCAAGAGCTCAGAAATGAAAAAGGCTACTCGCCCGGTCAACGACAACGAAGTCCTAGCTGAACTTGATCGGCGGACTCGCGGCTACGGCGCCGGCGTGCGGCTGGCCAGGGATCTCGGTTTGGACGTTCGTCGGCTGCACACTATAAAGTCAGGGAATCAACCGATGAGCCCGAGGGTTGCCGCGGCTCTGGGCTGGGAATTGAGATGGGTGAGGAAAGGGGTTAAATGCTGAAACTGACCAGAAGATGCTACAGTCAACTACCGCCAGCTAAAGCAGGCGGCTTGCAGCTCTAAACACAGGCTACGATTGGCCTATTGACTGAGGCCCTGCGGCTAAGATTCACCGCAGCGTTTACATCGGCGTTGGCGGTGTAACCACACGACCGGCACCGAAACTTGGATTGCGAAGGACGGTTGGATTTCTCGATATGACCACACTCAGAACATTCGCGACTGGAATTGCGAGGATCAACCTTGACCAAAGGTACGCCAGCGAGGACGGCCTTATATGTCATGAATTCTCCCAACTGTGCAAATGCCCAAGAGTGAAGAACCGCTCGTTGTGGCCGTCGAGCCCTGATCCGCGTACGTATACCCGTCAAGTCTTCGATGGATATGCCCCGCTTCGTGCGCTTGGCCTTTTCAACGATTTGTTTCGCAATGCAATGATTGACGTTGGCGGCAAAGCGAGATTCCTTGCCGGAGAGTTTTTTCAAATGGCGCTTAGCGGACTTGCTTTGCGCAGCCTGAAGTTTAGAACGGAGTTTACGGTGCCGGTAGCGAACCCCTTTGACCGTGGAACCGGAAAACGATTGTCCATCAGAGTCAGTGGCAATCTGAACGACTCCCAAGTCCACACCCAACCATTCGTCTACAACCTCTTGCGGAGGATCGGTAATGTCGCAAGTCGCTGCAAGATACCACTTTCCGTGGCTGTAGATCAGGTCCGATTCGCCCTGTTGTTTGATAAGCAGTTCTTTCTGACGCGGACCGGCAGAGTACGGAATCGGTTCTCTTCCGTCGAGAGTCCAGATGCTTACCCGATTCTCTCCATAGCTCAGGATTCGAGAATCGTAACTGATAGCTCCATGCTTAGCAAAACGCCGCTCAACTTTCTTGTCCAACTTGTAGGCGTCGCAAACCTTGGAAAACAGCCGCACAACAATCTGAGACGAAAGCGGGAAGCGCTCACGAGCATCATGGTAGAGCAATTTGTGGAGCGAGAATGGCGTAAAGACTTTGTTTTCCCACGCTTCATGGCTCATCCAATTGGCACACTCATTCGCTGTCTCCAACGTGCGCAGAAGCAGTTTTGCTTGTTCTGCGTTGGCATTCAACCGGATTTTAGCAACCAGTTTCATCTGTTTGAAGTATACCGTGGTACGATGTAATTGTCAAGTCTAAAGAAAGGACGATGCGATTCCTCCGTCAGCTAAAGCAGACGGTATCCTCGCACAAACGCCATGAAATCTAGGGTGATCAAGATCGTTCTCCCTATCCTCCCAGGTAGGACCGCCCGGAATCCTTACAGGAAACCGGGCGGCTTTGTTTTGCGGAGTTGTGATGCAGGGTTTAGTGGTGTTTCGGCAGGTACAAATTGTGGACTGCCCATGGCGCTGTCGTGCCGATGTCCACTGAGGTCAGGACGTGCGCCCATGTCCGGTGATGATGCCTAGTGAGCAGCCGGGCAAAGTACCAATCCAACACGACGG